ATGCAAAAACGCAACGTTTCAATCGTCTTAAGAGAGCTGCTCGATCGCGACGGGATCTCCCCCACGGAGCTTCACCGGCGTACCGGCGTGCCTCAATCCACTCTGTCCCGGATTCTCAGCGGCAAGATCGTTGATCCATCGGACAAGCACATCTCGCGTATCGCCGATTATTTCCGCGTAAGCACCGACCAGTTGCGCGGGCGCGCGGGGGCGGCGTGGCAGGATGAGCGCGATCCGATGCATTCGGAGCTCAAGGATATAAGCCTGTGGGACGACGACACGCCCGTTAATGATGACGAGGTGTCGATCCCTTTTTTGCGCGAGGTTGAATTGGCTGCTGGATCAGGAAGATTCGTCATCGAGGAAAGCGAGAAGGCCAGCCTGCGTTTTGGTAAGCGCAGCCTGCGGCATAACGGTGTGCAGTTCGACCAGGCCAAGTGTGTGACGGTACGCGGCAACAGCATGCTGCCGGTGCTGCGCGATGGGGCGACGGTAGGGGTGAATGCCGGCAAGAGCGGGATCGGCGATATTGTGGATGGTGACTTGTATGCCATCAATCACAACGGTCAATTGCGGGTCAAACAGCTCTATCGCCTGCCTTCGGGGATCCGCCTGCGCAGCTTCAACCGGGATGAGCATCCCGATGAGGACTACAGCTTCCAGGAGATCCAGGAAGAGCAGATCAGCATCCTCGGTCACGTTTTTTGGTGGGGCATGTACGCCCGCTAACCCTTCTTTGTAAGAAGCAGCCCGCCCAAGAGCGGGCTTTTTTTCGTCTGTGGAAAACCGCCAAGTACCCACCCCTCAAGGCTTTTATGCGAATTCGCATAAGTTTTGCAAAATAAAATGCATTTATGCATTGACTGTATATGCATACATGCATATTCTCCATCTCAAGCCAGCCAACAAGGCCTGGTGGAGGCGGCAAGGATGCTGCCAAGGAAGACAAGGAAGGCACGCAACACTGGCATGGACGCCACCGAGTGATGGCAAGGACGCCAGGCAACACCGGCAAGGATGCCGACGCTCTTTAGTTTCACGGTTTTACAACAGGCAGCGATGAACCGGCCTTGACGGTTCAGAGGGTTGGCAACTGACCCGGGTGTGCAGCGTAAAGCACCAGAAGCAGTTATCCGGCAGACAGGGATCGTGGTCGGAAAAACATCAAGGAAGAATCCGTAACGCGCCAGTAGCGCCTAAGGACAGCATTACTGAAAAGCCTGGGCCACCGGGCTTTTTGGAATGCCTACCGACAACCCCATCCATCTATTGACCCAAGCACCGGCCACCTGCCGGTTTTACGCATTCCAGGAGGCGTGACATGACAAACGAGCAGCAAGCGTTGGCAGAAATGCCTATCTGGCTGGTGATTATTCTGGCCCTGATCGGCGGCGTGTCCGGGGAGATGTGGCGCGCCGACAAGGAGGGCGCCCGCGGTTGGTCGCTGGTCCGCCGCCTGGCCCTGCGTTCCGGGGCCTGCATGGTGTGCGGGGTTTCAGCGTTGATGTTGCTGTACGCCGCTGGCATGTCGATCTGGACGGCCGGCGCGCTCGGGTGCTTGACCGCTATGGCCGGCGCCGATGTTGCCATCGGCCTTTATGAGCGCTGGGCTGCCAGGCGCATCGGGGTCAACCCGCCCCCGGATTCAAAGTGATTGTTGCAAGGAAGCCACCCCATGACCCTTATTGAAAAACCTTCACAGCTGCCGATTGCCGTCGGCCAGGCCCTGCGTGCAGCGTTCCCCGAGCTACGGGTGGGCAGCCCGCCGGGCATTCTGGCGGCGGATGAAACCGCCGTGGCGATCACGGTCGAGCGCAATGGCCCGGGCGTACGTTCCCTTGAAGGGCGCAAGGCCCATGTCTTGTCGATTTCGCTCAAGGTCATGGCCGCCCAGGGCGCGCAGCCCTTTGACGCCTGCGACCTGGCAAGCCGGCTGATGGACCTGGTGCTGGATAACCGTTGGCAGTTGCCGCCGGCCCAGTGCGATGTGCCGGTGAATATCGTTGCGCTGCCGTCGACCCCGGTGGGGGCCGAACCCAACTACGACAGTTGGACCGTGTCCTTCAGCCAGACCCTTTACCTCGGCCCGCCGCTGCTCGACGACCCCATCGGCAAGCCGCTGTTTGCCCGGACCTGGGAAGTATCGGATATCGACGACCCCGATCAATACCGGCCATTGCAGGAGTAGCCCATGTTCGATGCACTGTTACGCCTGCAATTGGCGCCCATTGTCGAGCGCCTGGCACAGATGGAAACCCAGCTGGAAGACCTCTATCGGCGGGCCGAGAGCTTTTGCCGGATCGGCGTGTGCCAGGAAGTTGATGCGGCCAGCAATACCTGCAAGGTCAGCCATGGCGAGTTGCTGACCCCGGCGATTCGCTTTTTCAACCCCAGCGCCGGGGCGCAGACGGAAACGCGGATCCCCACAGTGGGTGAGCAATGCCTGTTGCTCAACTACGGCGGCGGCGAGGGTGGGGGGCAGTCAGTGGCGTTGTTTGGCCTGAACAGTGATCGCTTCCCACCGCTGTCCAGCGTGGCCAGCCTGACGAGCCGGCGTTACCCGGACGGGACGCAAAGTGCTTATGACGCCGCAGGCCATGTCATGAATTGGAGCAATGGCCCCACGGTATTCAGCGGTTCTCGCGAGCAGGTGGAAATAAGCCTGGGCGCCGCCCGTTTGGTCATGACCGCCGCCGCCATTAGTGTGCAGGTCGGTGCAGTCGGCATGCTGCTGGATGCGTCCGGCGTTCACTTGAGTGGCCCGGTGGTGGATCACCAGGGCCGAGTTATCAGCACGGCATAAGGATTTGCCATGATCGGAATTGAGAGAAACACCGGGGCCGTGGTGGACGACTGGCCGCAATTTGTCCAGCGCGCCACCCGGGCCCTGACCACGCCGTTGGGCACACGGCAGAAACGCCCGCTGTACGGTTCGCTGATCCCGCAACTGCTGGGGCAGAACCTGGGCGACGATCTGCTGATCCTCGCCCAAAGCCACGCCGCCCAGGCTTTTTACAATCCGCAGAACGGCATCGGCGATTTTGTGCCGCAAGTCATCGTCGCCAATCGCCAGGGCGCAGGCCTGTTGCTGCGGTTTGCCGGCACCTGGAAAAACCGCAAGCAATCCTTCGAGGTGGTGACATGAGCATGTTGATCCCCGGGCAGAACCAATTGGCACCGCCCGACCTGATTGCCGTCGACGAATTCGAGCCGCTGCTGGCGCAGTTCAAGGCGTTTGTCGTCGACTATGTGGCCGCCCGCGCCCCGCAAAGCGCGGCCAAGCTCAAGGTCAGCCTGGACAACGAAAGCGAGTTGCTGACCCTGGCCCTGGAGGCGTTTTGTGTGCGCCTGCAAACCCATGAGCGCAAGTACAACGCGCGGATCCAGCAGATGCTGGCGTGGTGGGCCACCGGCAGCAACCTGGACGCGCGCCTGGCCGATATGGGCCTGGAGCGCCAGGTGCTCGACCCCGGCGACCCGGCGGCGTTCCCGCCGGTGCCGCCGACCCTCGAAAGCGATGACGATGCCCGGCTGCGTTACTACCTGGCGCCCCACGCGCCGGCCGCCGGTTCACGCATGCAGTATCGGCGCGAGGTGTTTACCCTCGGCGAGCGACCGGCGGTCAAAGTCCACAGTACCGCTGCGGGCGTGGTCACGGTCAGCTACACCTTCGACCCGGATGGTTATGCCGCCCAGGTCAAGGATGGCAACGCCCGGCGCACCGCGCCAGGAGAGGTGATGGTCACCGTGCTGTCCCGTGCCGGCAATGGCACACCGTCGGCAGATTTGCTTGACGGGGTGCGGCGCCATTTCGCCCGGCCCGATGTCCGCCCGGAAACCGATTGGGTGACGGTGCAGGGCGCGCAGATCGTGCCGTACAAGATCCGGGTAGTGGCCAAGATCAACGCCGGCCCCGACTCGGGGCTGACGCAAGTGGCGGCCCAGCAGTTACTGCAGACCTATGCTGAGTCCTGTCACTGCCTGGAAGGGCGCGTGGACCCGAGCTGGATCGACTACACCATCCACACCGCCGGGGCCGCGCAACTGGAGATTCTCGAACCGCTGGCGCCGATTATCACCACGGCGTTCCAGGCGCCGTATTGCACGGGTGTCGAGGTACAGGTGCGCAGCTTATGAATGAACAATCACCCAGCCTGTTGCCCGCCAACAGCTCACCGCTGGAGAAGGCGCTGGACCTGGGCTTTGGCCGCCTGCTCGAACGGGTCGTCCCGCCATTCCCGGCGCTGATGAACCCGCTGCAAACGCCAGCGCCATTCCTGCCTTACCTGGCCGCCGACCGTGGCGTCAGCGAATGGGATGCTTCTGCCGGCGAAACCGAAAAACGCCTGACGGTGGCACTGTCCTGGCAGATCCAGCGCCAGGCCGGGACGCCCAAGGCCTTGAGCCACGCGGTCGAGTCCCTGGGGTTCACCCCCAATATCCTGGCCTGGTACCAACAGCGCCCGCCGGCCCAGCCCTACACCTTTGACGTGCAGGCGATCATCGGCCGCAGTTGGTCCAGTGGCGACCACAACCGCCTGATCCGCCGCATCAACGCGGCCAAGAGCGAGCGCGACCTGGCCACCATCACCCTGGTGCATGAAGTGTTCGGTGGGCTGCCGATGACCGGCGCCGCCCACCGCGCACTGAGCGACGGCGAGCTGTCGCTGTGGGGCGCCTTGCCGGAACTCGCATTGAGTTCAAGGCTTAACAGTGCGGGCGTGGCCCAGCACTACACTATTAACGACTACGACCTCAGGGCGCAGCCATGACCGATGACATTACGCGCCTGGTGCGCTTCACCTCCAAGGGTTTGGATGAAGTGCTGCAGGCAAAGAACCAAGGCTTGAAAGGCGAAATCACCCACATCGCCGCCGGCACCGGCCGCTACCACCCCACCGGCAACGAAACCGCCCTGCGCGATGAGCGCCAGCGCGTGGCAATTGTGGATTACGAAGACCTGGGCCAGCACCAACTGCGCATGGCCGCGCTGTTTGATGGCGATGGCGAGTATGAGATTGGCGAGTTTGGGTTTTATCTCGCCAGTGGCACGTTGTTGGCGGTGTATTCGGTGGCGGGGCAGTTGCTGACGTATAAGGCGGCGGCTGCGCGGGTGCTGCAGAAGTTTACGTTGGATATTTCGCCGTTGCCGGTGGATAGCGTGACGATTGTGGTGGGGAGTGAGAGCTTGAATGTGTTGTTGACCGAGGAGATTGCAGAGCTTGCTACGGCCAGCGTTGACAATATGGCTCGGCATGTCGGTGTTCTATTTAGAGTCATGGCTCTGGAAGCCAAGTGACGAGCTGATTCATAAGATAAGCAATATAGGGAGTTGAATATGAGTATGGAAACTACGATCACTAGTTTGGTCGCGGCTGCAAATAAATTAACCAGTGCGATAAATGGGAAAGTGGCTGAGATAGATGCTTCTGTGTTGGCTGCGGTTCGTGCAATTCCTGAAATGTCTAGGTCGTTTTATGTTGATGCGGTAGGTGGTAGCGACCTGGCGTTGGGTACAATGGAGGCACCGCTTAAAACAATTAAAGAAGCAATGGGGCGATCAAATACTACCCCTTACGTGACAATTTACCTGAAGGCTGCTCAGACACATGAGTACGCAGCGCCAACTGAACAAACTCCTTATTGGTCAATCGCGAATAAGCTGGTTTTTATGAAGTACGGTACAGGGAGTAATCCGGTTTTTTCACCCAAGGTTGGTGAATATATGGCCGGTAGTTCAAATATTCATTTTTTGTCGCTTGAGGGAGGCAGCGTTTACTTTCGAGTTGTTGATGTTGTTATGCCTACTGCATTGAAGCCAGGAACCTCTGAATGGTATTCCTTCGGTTCATCTCTGTTTCATCGTGCGCATGGCTCTGCCGCTTCAGTGCAGGGGTCAGTTACCTTTTCAGGGAATAAGGTGACTCTGGGAGCGATCAATATTTTTCAGTCAGGGTATTCTGCGAACTATAGGGTGGAATTTACGCACTCTGTTGTAGATGCTGAGGTCTCGACGAAGTTCGCGGATTTGGTCGGCGCTACAATGGTTTTGTCTGTGTTTGCTTCGGCAGTTACTCAAAATAAAACTTGGGCGCACCTTGTTGGCGGTGTGGTTAAAGATGCCGGAGGGAGTTTGTCCAATTTGCTGAGTAATGTCGGTAACGTCGTGGCTGTTGGAGTTTGATGATGATTAAAGAATTCAAAAATAAAGATCAGACTTTCTACAATGTGACTGTAGAACAGTTGCTTGAGATGGGGTTTTCTAAAGCCGAAGTCGACACTGCTTTGCAGATCGAACAGGCCGCTGATGTGGCTTTCAATCGTCGCCTGGCCTACCGAGCAGATGCGGACCCGCTCTATATGGAGTGGCAGTACGATCAAACCGAGGCCAAGGAGAAAGCATGGCGGGCTAAAGTCGCCGAAATCAAGGTTCGTTACCCACTGCCGGGTGAGTAAACCGGCAGCAATCATAAACACCGCGAAAGCGGTTTTTTTTCGCATCCAAGAAAGCCCCATCGCTGGGGCTTTCGCGTTTCTGGAGTCCCCCATGGCCAACCGCCAAACCTACACCGTCCTCATCCCATTCCCCACCGTAGCCGGCCACTGGTCCGCCGTCGGCGAGGAGTTGGACCTGCTGGACGTCGAAGCAACCGCCCTGCGCACTGCCGGCCGCCTGGAACTGACCAGCGTGCTGGCTGCCGCCCAAGACACCCCACCGGCCAAGAAGGCCGCTACCAAGAAGGCTGAATAATCATGGCTGAGGTTTTGAACTTCGAGCATAACGGCATCACCGTCAATGCCAGCGAATCCCCCGAGGCCATGGGTGGCCTGGGTGACAACGTGATCGGCCTGGTGGGCACCGCGCCCAATGCGCACCTGTCGATCCCGAAAAACGCCCCGTTCCGTATCAACAGCTTCACCGCCCAGGCGCTGCTGGACCCGACCGGCGCCGAGTCGGGCACGTTGTTTCATGCGGTGTACCAGATCCTCAAAGTGGTCAAGGTGCCGGTGTATGTGGTGATCGTCGAAGAGGGCGCGACCCCGGCCGATACCCTCAACAACGTGATCGGCGGCAATGAGCCGGTGACCGGTCGCAAACTGGGCCTCGCGGCGCTTGGCAGCGTCCCCGAAGACCTGACCATCATTGGTGCCCCGGGCTTTACCGGGACCAAGGCGGTGGCCGGTGAGTTTGCCGCGTTCGGCAAGCGCATCAAGGCCCGTGTAGTGCTGGACGGCAAAGACGCCAGCGTCGCCGACCAAGTGACCTACAGCGGCGAGCTGGGTGGTGCCGACCTGGGTTTCGACCGCTGCCTGCTGGTGCACAACATGCCGTCGGTGTACTCCAAGGCCGCGAAGAAAAACGTGTTCCTCGCGCCGTCGTCCCTGGCCATCGCCGCATTGGCCAAGGTCAAGCAATGGGAAAGCCCGGGCAACCAGGTGACCTTTGCCGAAGACGTGTCCCGCGTGGTCGAGTACAACATCCTCGACACCTCCACCGAAGGCGACCTGCTCAACCGCTACGGCGTGAGCTACTACGCGCGCACCATCCTCGGCGGTTTCTCGCTGCTGGGTAACCGCTCCATCACCGGCAAGTTCATCAGCTATGTCGGCTTGGAAGACGCCATCAGCCGCAAGCTGGTCAAGGCCGGGCAGAAAGCCATGGCGCACAACCTGACCAAGTCGTTCATGGACCAGGAGGTCAAGCGCATCAACGACTGGCTGCAAACCCTGGTGGCCGACGAAACCATCCCGGGCGGCAGTGTGTACCTGCACCCGGAACTCAACAGTGTCGAGAAGTACAAGAACGGCACCTGGTTCATCGTGATCGACTATGGCCGCTACGCGCCGAACGAACACATGGTTTATCAACTCAATGCCCGCGATGAAATCATCGAGCAGTTCCTGGAGGACGTTCTCTAATGTTTACCAACCGAGTCAGACAGGCCATTGCGGCCACCCTCCAGGGCCTGCCGCTGTCGGCGACCGTCGAGGAGTTCACCCCGCCGAAGATCGAGTTCGACATGGAAGCCATGTCCGGCGGGCGCTTTATCGCCGAGGAAATGGCCAAGAGCGCCAAGGTGCTGAGCGCCAAGCTGGTACTGCAAGGCGCAGGTCCCGAAATCATGCTGGCCCTGGGTGTGCGCCTGGGCGAAGACATTCTGCTCAACGTGCGCGAAGCGGGCCAGGACCAGGACGGCAAGACCTACTTCACCTACCACACCGTCGGCGGCAAGCTCAAATCCCTGGAGGAAGCCAAGCTGAAGATGGGCGACAAGGCCATCACCACCCTGGAACTGTCCTGCCGCACCTACCATCGCCTGGACAACGGCGTGCCGGTGATCGACATCGACGTGCGTACCCAGAAGTTCGTGCTCAACGGCGTCGACATCCTCGGCGATGCCCGGCGTGCGGTGCTGATGCCGTAAGCCTTTCCACGGATCGGAAATAGGCACGGTCAGTGTGGGAGCTGGCTTGCCTGCGATCGCGCAGTGTCAGCAGCCTCATTTGTCACTGGTAGACCGCTATCGCAGGCAAGCCAGCTCCCACATTGACCGTGTTCACATGTTCAACATTGTTCATCAAGGAATTTTGCCCATGGCCTGGAAGCCACCCCTGCACATTCTGCTGGCGCCGATCACCGCCGACAGCGGTGCGAGCATCGAGCAGATCCAACTCAAACCCTTGTTCTACGCCGCGCAAAAAAAGGCCCTGGCCCGTGCCGGCGACGACGAGGACGATCAGTTCTTCGAGCTGGCCAAACTGGCCACCGGCCTTTCGGAAAAGGAACTCGACCAACTCAAGCGCCCGGACTACGTGAGCATTGCCCAACACGTACACGACATGTCGACGCGCCCGACCTCGTTCTTCCTGGGCGACTCCACTGAGCCCAGCGAGCAGGTGCAACTGCTGCTGCCGCTGGAAGTGGCCGGCCGTGTGTTGACCAGCGTCACCCTGGAAATGCCCGCCCTGCGCGCCACCAAAGTGATGAAAAAACTCGCCACCAACAAAGAGCGCGCCGAGTTCATCACCTCGCACTGCACCGGCCTGATGATCCCCGACCTGGATGGCCTGACCGTGCCCGATTGGACGGAGTTGCAGGAGCGTATCGACGATTTTTTAAACAAACCGGCGGACTTCTTTCGCAGCGCGACATCGAAGTAATCCTCGACGTTGTACCGCTGGTTTATTCGGTAAACGAAGCGGAAATTCTCGAATGGAATGCCGCAAAAGCATTGCGCCGCTACGACATCGCGATCACTCGCCTTGGCGTCAAATAGGAGGAGAGCGAGATGCAAGACGCTCGATATACGCTCAAGCTCGCGGACGAAGACAAACGCTGGATGAGCTTTCCCGGGCTCGCCGAAAGCGGCGCCTCGCAACTGTCGGGCCTGCTAGACGCGCAGGATGAACGCCTGGTTGGCCCATCCAGTGTGGATGTGGCGACAGCGCCACCCTCCGAACTGGGCCTGGCACTGGCCAACGCCAGCCTGCACATCCATGTGTTGACCGAGGAACAGGTGCGGTTGCGCGAGAGTCTGGAAACCCTCAACAGCAGCCTGTTTATCACGGGCGGGCCGCTGGGCGGCAAGGTCGGTGAAGCCGCTGCCGAGGCGCCGAATACAGCGTCCGAAGACAAAGCCTCGGCGACTGAGTCCTGGTTGAGCAAGAGCTCCAAATGGGTGGGCGAAAGCTTGCTCGACACGGTCAAGAGCCGGGTCTCCGGCAAAGTGATCGATGCGACGCTGGGCAAGTTGCCCTATGTGGGGCCATTGTTCCGGGACGATAGCAAGGACTGCTGCTGCCCTGGCGCCAGCGAACCCTTGACCGGGCGAGCCCGTTACGGGCCGAAAGCGCCGAAAAAAACGGCGAAGCAAAACGGTACTGGCCGTATAAGCCCGCGGCTGCCGAGAAAAGCCGTTGGCGCCGGGCAAAGCACCGCCGGGCCCCTGGCAATCATGAGGCGCCTGGGTGAGCGCGCAGGCAAGGTGTTTGATGGCCTGAAAACCGGAGGTCTGGCGCGGGTGACGTCTGCTGGCGCTAGCCTGCGAAGGGTTTCTACCCGAGGGTTGAGCGCAGGCAAGGCGCTGGTCTCGAAGAGTGCGTTAGCCCTGGGCTTGCGTAAGGCTCCCGCCTCCCGCCTGGTCCCAACCCTGAGCCGGCTGGGGGCCATCGGCGCCCGCACGTTGGCGCCACTGCGCTACGCCGACGCCGCCATCAGCGTCGTCCAGGGTGTGCGCAGGGGCGACATGCAAGCCGTCGGCAGCGGCCTTGGGACCGCCGGTGGCGCCTGGGCCGGCGCTTCTGCCGGGGCGGCCCTTGGCACCCTGGTGTTCCCTGGCGTCGGCACGGCGGTGGGCGGGGTTATCGGTGGCCTGTTGGGTGGCGAGGGCGGTAGCTGGCTCGGGGAAAAACTATTCGGCCCCAGCGATCGCCTGCCGTCGCCCGATGCGGTGAGTAAGGAACTCAACAGCGCCCGCTCGGACAACGTCCAGGTCACCCTGGCCCCGAGCATCCAGATCACCGGTGTCAACCCCGCAGACGCCCAGCAGGTGGTCGACCGGGTCCTGCAAACCCTGCAAAACCAATGCGTGCCGATGCTCACCGACTCTTTGGCGGTTCGGCGCAACGCGGCACTGACCGACGGAGGTGATTAATGCGACAGCAGATGGTACTGGGCGCCTTTATTTTCGGGCTGTCCCGAGGGTTCGCCTATTCCACGCTCCAGCGCAGCAGTGATGGCGGCTGGGGCGACCTGGAGATTATGGCCAGCAAGCCCCAGTCGCGGCAGAACGGCCAGAAGCTGGAAAAACTCACCTTCGCCGGTACCGCCACAGCGGCCATTGGCATGCAGCGCCTGGACCAATTGCGCGCCCTGCAGGATGCCCGGGCGCCGCTGCCGTTGGTCGATGGTATCGGCCGCAACTGGGGCCTGTGGCGCATTACGGCAGTCACGGAAAACCAGGCCAATGTGATCGATGACGGCACCGCCATGGTGATCAAGTGGTCGCTGGTGCTGGAGGAATTCGTCAATGCGTAGAGTACGAAGTATTGCCGGCGATTCGGTCAACCTGCTGCTCTACCGCGAGCTGGGGCGTTGCGATGATGCGGCCGAAGAAACCCTGTGGCGCTTGAACCCCGGGCTTGCCGAACATGGCCCGGTGTTGCCGGCGGGCGTAGGGGTGATCGTGCCCGAGATGGACGCGCAACCGGGTGTTGCAACGCCGGTTTCGGCTTGGGATTAAGGAGGCAACATGGCAATGGGATTTACCCCGGTCGTGGAGATTTATGGCGCCAACGCGGCCCTGATCAACCCACGGCTGATGCAGTGGAAACACACCGATGCGGCGGGGATCGAGTCTGACCGCCTGGAATTGACCATCAATATCGAGGGCCTGGAGGGCCTGCCGAGCCTGGGCGCGAAGATCGGCTTGCGCGTGGGTTATCGCGAGTCGGGGCTGGTGGAAAAAGGCGAGTTTGTGATTACCCAGCGCACGCCTTACCTGTTCCCCATGCGCCTGGCGCTTGTGGCCACGGCGGCACCGTTCAGCGTGGCCGACCAGAGCGGCTACCGCCAGCGCCGCTCCGCCAGCCATGGCCCTACGACCCTTGGCGCGCTGTTTCGCCAACTGGCCACGCGCCACGGGTTTTCCCCCCGGGTGGCGCCGGTACTGGATGGGATTGCGATTGAGCATATCGACCAGTCCAACGAGACCGACATGGGCTTTATCACCCGCCTGGCCGGGCGCTACAACGCGGTGACCAAACCGGTCAACGAGCTGTATGTACTGGCGCAAAGCGGCCAGGTCAAATCGCTCTCGGGCCAGCAACTGCCGGATGTGCGGTTGTCGGTGACCCATGACAACCGTCCCGGCGAGCAGGCATTTATCAGCGCCCGGGTTGATGACAGCGCACGGGCCAAATACCAGGGATGTCGTGTCAGTTGGTGGGATGCCGCGGCCTCTCGCCAGCGGGTGGTCGAGGTGGGGATTGCGCCGTTCAAGACCTTGCGCCAGCGCTGCCAGAGTGAAACCGAAGCGCGCTCGGTGGCCGAGGGCGAGTTGCGCCGGGTGGGGCGGGAAGGGCTGAGCATCGCCATCGACTGCCCTGGTAACCCGTTGCTGTCTGCCGAAGGCCTGTTGTTGCTGGATGAAACCTGGCCGGGTTATATGCAGGGGCGCTGGTCGATTGACAAGGTGACCCACGCAGGCGACACGACGACCGGGTATCGCAGCTCGATCATAGCCAGTGGATTGGCGTCTTAGACGGTTGGAGATCAAGGATGATGACACTTACGCAACTGCAACAGATCCTGCCCAACGCCCGCGCCCAAGCGGGCGTTTTTATTTCGGCGCTGAACGCCGCCATGCTCCACCGCAACATCACCACCCCCAAACGCATGGCGGCCTTTATCGCCCAGGTCGGTCACGAGTCTGGTGAACTGCGTTACGTGCGTGAACTGGGCGGTGAGCGCTACCTGGGCAAATATGACACCGGCACCCTGGCCGCACGCCTGGGCAACACCCCCGCAGCCGACGGTGACGGCCAGAAGTATCGTGGCCGTGGCCTGATCCAGATTACCGGGCGGCGCAATTACCTGGCCTGTAGCCGGGCGCTGTTTGGCGATGAGCGCCTGCTGCATTTCCCCGAACTGCTGGAGCAGCCGCAATGGGCGGCCGAATCCGCCGCCTGGTTCTGGCACAGCAATGGCTTGAATGAGTTGGCGGACCAGGACCAATTCACCACCATCACCCGCCGTATCAATGGTGGCCTCAACGGGTTGGAGCACCGCCAACAGTTGTGGGAAAAGGCGAGGGCGGTGTTATGCCGTTGAGCGGGCGCCTGTTGGCGGTTGGCCTACTGATGGCTATCTCGGCGGCAGCCAGCTGGCAGGTCCAGGCCTGGCGTCATGGCCTGGCCTTTGAACGCCAGGCCGCACGGCATTCAGCACTGCTCAACCGGCAAAGCCAGGAAGCACTGGGCCAATACCGGGCCGAACAGGACAGGCGCCGGGCGTTGGAGCAACAGCTTCACGCCAGCGATCGACAACACACACGGGAGTTGAGCGATGCACAGCGTTACCAGGGTTCTCTGCGCGACCGGCTGGCCACTGCTGATGTGCGCTTGTCAGTCCTTCTCGACGCCGCCGACCCCGCAAATGGCCACGCAATGCCATCCGCCGCCACCGGCAGCGTGGTTCATGGAGCCCCGCGAGGCCGACTTGACCCGGCGCATGCTCAACGAATTATCGGCATCACCGATGCCGGCGATCATGGATTGATCGCGTTGCGGGCCTGCCAGGCCTATGTTCGGGCCATCACCCGGTAATCTGTTGAAGCCCTCTGTCACTTGCGTGGTCGATGGGCTCCTGTAGGGTAGGCAGACCCCCGCACTTTCCTGGAGACGATCGTGAAGGAAATTACCCAGCTCGCCGCCGAACTTGGCCGACGCTTGCAGGCGCTCAATGCCCACGTCACTACCGCCGAATCCTGCACCGGTGGCGGCATCGCCGAAGCCATTACACGGATTCCCGGGAGTTCGGCCTGGTTCGAGGCCGGGTATGTGACCTATTCCAATCGGCAGAAGACCCGCCAGCTCAATGTGCCGCAAGACTTGTTCCCCAAAGTCGGCGCGGTGAGCCGTGAAGTGGTCGAGGCCATGGCCCGGGGCGCCCAGGAACAAAGCCTGGCGCGGTTTGCCGTGGCGGTCAGCGGCGTGGCAGGCCCCGATGGCGGCTCGCCGGACAAACCGGTGGGCACCGTATGGCTGGCCTGGGGCGTAGGTGATGACATTACGGCCGAGCGCCAGCATTTCCCCGGCAACCGCGACGAGGTCCGCCGACAAACGGTAAAGGCCGCGCTAGAGGGGCTATTACGACGAGCTGCAGCAGAAATAGAAAATCAGGGGTAGGCGATCCCCGATCTTTATGGAACAATACTGTCTACTTATACAGGTGTTGGCCGTCAGGCCTTATTGATTACGTGAGGACTTTAATGGACGACAACAAGAAGAAAGCCTTGGCTGCGGCCCTGGGTCAGATCGAACGTCAATTCGGCAAGGGTGCCGTA